TGTGTGGGTAGCTAAACAAAACACCCACCCCATCCTTCACAGAGATCTTCTGGCCACCATTGGCTTCGGCAATCGTAGAAAGAAAATCGTGCGATTCCTGTACAGGAATGTTGGACAAGAACGAAAGCTCGATCGGGTCAATGACCCCATTATTCTTCTCGTACAGAGTGCTGAAACACGAGGCAACCCACGTGGCTCGCTCGCGACTCTGGATCTTCTCGCGCTCCGAGTTCGAAGCCATCGCAGCCCCTCCAAACAGGCCGCCAATGAAGGCAAGTGAGCCGCTGGCATATGCAGGGGCCTGCACGGCTGTCATGATGCCTACAGCAGCGCCTAGGCCGACTACGATCTGAACAGGTTTGATTTTAGGCGGGGTCATGTTTTTTAAAAGCGGTTTCCCACTTTGTAACGTCGGGGTCTTGAGCAAATTCGACTGGTGTTGGAAGTCGATCTTGACCGAGTGAAGCACGATCTGATGTTAGATCATAAGCCTTGAGTCGCAAACCCTGAACCGCTGGAATTCCTTCTTTAATTGTCAGCTTGCAACCTGGCAGTTTGAGGATGTTAATCAGCGCTTCCTTAGTGCGCTCAGTAAATCTGGGCTTGGCTGCAGCTTTGTATCCACACGCTTTGCAGAAGTTGACATAGCTTGCATACAGCTCTCGATACGCATCTTTAACGTATAGACCACGCTCAGCCTCATCTGCTGACGGCTTCGATGCGCCGCGACCGATCTTCGTAGCAGTATTCGGGGCATAGAGGCAGCATTCGCTCATCCAGCTGACGAACTGATTGTTAAAAACAAGAGCTTCGATATTGGTCGCAGAGATCGAAGGGACGTGCTTCACTGGATTGGCCAGTACGTCGCGCATTTTGTCGTAGGGCATGCTGAGCGCCCAGGTCACAATGCCGCTCATCTCGGGCACCAGAGCACCTTCAATGCGGTCCTCATAAACATCCAGTAGCTGTTTACGCTCACTAGGCGGCACAACCTTGTCCATGATGATGGTGAGTCGGCGCCTCTCCCAGACCGCTCGTGGTGTCGTTCGACGTGATGTGCTCGTTGCTGGCGATGCAGACCAGCAGCTCAGGTTTGAAACTGATGATTTCCTTGCCGTACTTACGCTCAGCGCGAAGAGTATCGGATGCAGATGTCAGCTTCTTGAGCACGTCCATCCGCTTGTTGTAGTTCGATTCGTCGGTGAGCAGCAGCAGTCGCTTGCCCATCAAGTTATAAGTTTCAAACTTGTTGGTCTCGATGATCTCCAAGCTCGACGTGTGCGCTGCGTTGAAGCCAGCCAACGCAATCATGAGCTGCTGCATCGTGGACTTGCCCGTGCCCGCCGGGACCCACGAAGGTGTAGGAATCGGCTCGCCAGCGGTGTATCCAGTCAGCAACGCACGGCAGAACGCTTGGATCAGAATGCTTTGGTTCTTGTGCAGCGACTTGTCAAGCCACTTCAAAAACTACAGGGCATTTCGTCATCCGGGTCATAGTCGTACGACAGACGACTGCGCAAATACAAATCTTTATGATTTCCTGACTTGAACTCGAAGGTTTCGGAGTCCAATACGCCATTCGCGAATGGAATATATTTCCGACCAGTCGACCAGATACTGCGGCGACCCCCGTCCAAAGACTTCAGCAGCTTGGCTTTGAGGATCAGGTAGACGCTATCCGACGTCAGCAGAGTTGTACTTAGGCATTACGCCAGCTTGGACTAATGAGTCCAGTGCTTTAACGATGCGCCGTTTAATGTGCTGCTCGTCCTGTACGTACCAAATTCCTTGATCGTTGTCATAGGTAAAGAACTGATCGGTGTTGCTGTCGTAGACGAAGTCTTTGCCTTGGTTGTTGACGATAATGTCAGCAACGTCATTTTCTGAGAACTGACGGTTTTGACCGCCGCCATTTTCTTGCAAGTTGATCAGCTGCGTGGGTGTTTCGGGTGTTCGCACTTCAGGTTCTTGGTTTGATGTTGGTTTTGATTTTGGTTTTGATGTTGTTTCTAACTCAAAAGAGTCGAATGATAGGATGCTGTTTTTTTGATTTGCTTTGTTTTTCTGCAAAGCTTTCTTGTCTTCTTCTGGAGCTTTCTTGTCGAATAGCTCGTAGTTTTGGGTCGAAACCTTTTTCCAACACGTCGCCTCTCCGTTTTCGGATGCAAGGGCGATAGCTGGCAGCACCTCCTCCGGATCCCGAATCGAATTCAGGATGCGATCAAATTTGCCATCAAGGTCATGTGGGTAACTGTAGATAGCATAGAACGCATCATGTGCAACTGTCAAGGCTGAGACACTTGATGTTAAACTATGCTTGTTAAGCCAGTTCGTCCAGCCCAGCAGTTCCTTCAGAACCGTAGCCATCGTCGCGCTACGGTCATCAACTGGATCGCCGTCAAGCACGGATTTGACTGTCCTGGCGCAAAGGCGCACGAGGTCCAGTCCGTTTGGCTCGACAGTCAGGGACTTTAAAATTTCTTCGGGATCACCGACTTCCCCCTTTTTTGTTTTCGGTTCTGCGAGATACGCCTTGTATGCCTCGTCGACTTTGTTGGCGGGTATAAATTTGTCGGTCTTCAGCAGAATCCCTTCTGGGCTTGTCGTTCCGTAAAACAGGTTGGGACACTGCGTCGCTCGAATGTCCGAGCCTGGTATGGATTTACAAATCTGACGGGTTAACCATTGGTAAAAATCTCCGTCAATGATTTCTTTTTCGAGACCAAAGACTAATCGAAACCGTGGCCAGCTTGGGGTTGAACTAGGTGAAGCATAAGCAAAGCTGAGATATTTTTTGCATATATCGAGTTCAAGTGCTTCAGCAAATGTAAGCTCTTGCTTTTGAATTTTGTTTCCGTGCTCATCTTTGCCATCGGCTTGATTATCGATGTCGATAATAATAAGCCCAGCCTTAATCAGTCCTGTATTATTGCTAACTCTTTTACCGTCAACCAAGTGCCAGGCGCACAAGCCACACTTCAACGCAGCAAACTCAGCAAGCTCCTCCACGCCAAGTTCAAGCGCTTCCCAATTCTGGTTAAACGCAGTGAAGTTACCCTTGGCTCCAATCTTACCTGTCTTGCTATCGACGTGCTCTGCGACTACTGAGTTGATGGAGCAGACAAACTTCATGGGACTCGCAGAGTGACTTCTATTATGGGTTGATAACCCAAGACCGCCAAGGTCAAAAATGTTAAGAGAATATTTCTTTACTTGCTCTTAACAGGAGCGTTCTGCTCGTCATAGTATTTTCGCACAAGAGCCAGCCACGCTGCTTCATCTTTAAGAATTTCGTTTTCTCCAAAAGTAAAAACTTGAGTACTAAAGTTCTCGACCGCCGTGGTTACTAAAATCTGTGTTTTTTCCGATCTTGATTCCTAAACAAGCCTCTGCCGCTAATTTATAAGCCGCAAGTTGAAGCCTAGTTTTCTTTGTTTTAAACGCGCCTGAGATCAAAGCTTTGCGAGTTTTATCATCGATGGGCGCATCTTTTTTCGGAAACCTCGCCGCGTAGGGTCCGTTAGAAGTTTTAAAGTCAGCTAGAACAATCTCAGCATTTTTATCCATGTAGATCAGGTCACAGCATCCTGCGTAGCCGTGACCAGTATTCGAGTCGTAGTAGTAGATCCTTCCTACGCCATCATCGCCGACGTACTTTGACCACCGTGGCTGATTGAATGGACGTTCCGACCAGAGCACTCGACCGCCGTCGAGCAGCTCATCCAGGCACTCTGGCACTCCCTCCCAAAATGGGAGGTATTGATTCGGAGGCACAACTCTGAGACCTCGAATGTGGTTTTCGACTGAGTTGTGGATCCAGGTTCCTCGTTCGGCTGCAGTTGCTGATGCGCCTGGATTTAGATCATTCCAGCGAGCTAGTTTTCGCTGTTGCTCTTCTGATTGTGTTGCTGTGAGTATCGAAGTTACTGAAGGAAGAGGCTTGGGTACTCCATCGCAAATGTAGTGCCTCAGTCCATTGATTGTTACGCGCGTATCTGACACTTTAAATACACATATTTTCTAGTTTAGAACGAATTTACTAAACCAGGAGGAGTTTCTTCGTCGTCATCATCCTCTTCTTCTTCGTCAGGTTCACCGATAAAGAACTCCTGCATCTGGTAGAGATAAGCTTTATTTCGTTTGCTCAAGCTCACCTAACAGACACAACCCAGCGGAGAAAGATTCAGCTACGATCTCGGCACAGGTCTCCGCATCGCGAGCGTTACCGTGGTGATCAATGCATTCGGTGAGGAGCTGTTGGCTTATCGAAATTGCAGCGAGCCGATCGAGCTTGGCGTTCTGCTGTAGCTGGAGTTCGATCATCTTCTCCAGAAGCTTTTGCAATTTTGAGGCCACGGCTTAGGAGATCTTTGGGCGATCCCAGTTTATAGCGAAATCGATTTTTGTATCCGCCGCAGCTGAGTGATCTTTCGAGAACACAAACCACGCTGACGTCACCGAGTCCTTTAGTTTCTTGCTATCCGTACGGAATGATGGTCGAGGGGATAGGATCACTATATTTTTTAAAGTTGTGAATTCAAAATTTCAGCTCTTTGTCGGGCAGGTTCGAGGAAAGTAATTCTATCCAGAATACATAATCCTTTAGACGCTTTAGCCATTCCACAGTGGGTAACCCACTCTGTTATATCTCGCAGCCCCTGAGTGATTCCCGACGACCCAATCGATCGCAACGTGGTTTTGCCAAAAGTCAGAATCGATAATCTGGTCTAGAGTGCTGGAGTAAATTTCCTCAACGCCAGTTTTTCTGATTTGATTAGCCAACTGGTTCTCGTAATCATTGATAACCAGTACCGATCCATTGATCAGATTTTTCTCTGCAACTGGGGAAAAAATATTTTGGGGGACTTGGTAGAACATGGATTCGAACAAAATTTTTGAAAAGCTTCAGGGTTTCTTATCCCTAGAGCAGCAATTTTTAAATCAAAGGTTTAAGGCGGAGGCTGAGAAACTCGATAAAAAAGAACTTATAGAAATACTAGAAATAATCCATACGAATTATTTGATTCGATCAAAAATGTTTAATAACTTAGTTAAACATTGCGCCCGACAAGGCATGATGTTACCACCGCTCAATGAGCTTTGGGAAGACTGAAAAAAAAAGACCGCCCTTTTGAGCGGTCCGTCTAGCAGGGTTTGCCCTTCCATTCAGAAGTCTAGACCAGCATCTTTCAAAGCCTGCTTCTGCTCATCGGTCAGATCCTTTGATTTAGACGCCTTAGGTGCCGGTGGCTCAGAATCTTTCTTAGGTGACGCCTTAGGATCCCCGGCGCCTGCCGGGAGTGCAGCCAAGCCGCCTGCCTGACCCTCCAGATGCTTCGGATTGGATTCGATAAAAGCGTCCTTGAGTTCTTTGTGATCTGATCCCAAAGGTAGCTCGATGAGATTCGCGCCGGAGATATGAGATTTAAGTGCAGAACCCACCAAATCTCGACCATCTGATCCCAGCCAGATGTCAATGTCTTCGCGAAGATCTCGTTCTTCGTCATTCTGCGGCGGCCTGTCCTTGAACTCTAGACAATTAAAGTTGATCTTTGCACCATCAGCTCCGGTAACAGGATCGCGCTCGTTAAACGATTTGGTCACAAACTTAGTGCTCGTGATTACATCGACAACGCTGATGCGATTGTTGTACAGGTTTTGGAAGTACGAGATAAAGTTTTTCTGAGAAGACTTCCCGCTAATGATGCTAGTCGTGACACAGCGTGGAGGAAGAAGCCTATGAGAAGGACTAACACCAATGTATGCGATACGAATAAACTCCTCATGAGTCCGCATCCCCAAGTTTCCGAAGAACGGGGTGAAACCCAGAAGGATAAATTCGATCGGTATGCCGTTGTCATTACTATCGACGATGGCGGAGTCCGGATCGTTATCTGACTTCCAGCGACGTGCCTGAAGATCGATGCGAAGTGTATGCGGTGGAATCTGACAGAGGATCTCATCCGCAGCAAATTTGCCAGCAATAAAAGTCATTAGTCAGTAAGCAGAAGAATCAAAGAGAGAAATCAACAGAACCGATAGCAGCAGGTGCAACGCGACCCTTCTCAGGATCCGCAGCTTTTTTAGGTGCCTGCTTCGACATCTTAGGAAGATAGAGAATCTTGTCCACCTTGTAGTTAAAGTAGTTCTTTTCATCTTTTTCGCTTGTAGAAACACTACCCACAGCGATAGTAGGTGTGCCTGGTGCAAGTTCAGACAGTTGCTTGGATAGATCGCCCCAGCAGCTGAGCTTGAACCACTGCGTCTCCTTGCCCTCGTCCTGCCATGCCAAAGAGCGATTGGTCACCGTGGTGTCGGTGAGTTCGACTTCGTCAGCCTTGGGACCGAGTCCGCCGCAAGCCATGAAGGTATTGACGGCAAGGATGTCGGTAAAGTTGTCACGAGTGACGACAAGCATCGGCTGCATTTGAAGGATGCCGTCCGGTGTGGCCCTCGTAGGACCAATGGCCAAAAGCTCCTCGCCTTCTTCGAGCTGGTCGAGAAGTTTTCCGACGTAGTGATCT